ATTAGCAAGTTTAAGATTTTTTATTCTTCTAATATCAATAGCGTCTTCTAAATCAATACCACCTTGCTGTATAGACATTTGTATGTTTTGCTCTAACACTGCTTTTTCTTCTTCGTCTGGTTCAAGCTCTAAAAATATACCAAAGTCATGGTTATTTAAATTTTGTATTTCAGACAACGTGGCTACATTATAAGTAGATATAGAATTTTTTAACGAATTTAAAGTAAGTGGAAAGTTTAGTGAATCAGCTATTTTTAAAGAAATATTTTCACATGTTCTAAGTGTTAACCACAAGCTACCTTGCATCAAATGTCTTGTAGCTGTGTTAGAAGCATTAACTGCCATTTTTTGTAATCCAACTAAAGTATCTTTTTCTGGAGCACTACCATCACGAGCTTCATTAAGACCGGTCACATCACGTATCATTTGTAAATAATACTGATAAGTTTGTATTAAACTACCTATTTTTGCTTGACCACTAGAAGTTGCTAGTTCTTGTATAGGAACTTTACCAGCGTTCATTTGACCTTCTTGCGTTAATGATCTACCAACAATAGAACCTGTTTGGAAATACATGTTCAATGCTTCTGCTGGATTATAATTTGTACCATTACCTAAATCAACCTCAGCTAAACCATCCATATCTAAAAATACACCATCTGGTACTATTCTAGACATAACTTGTTGTAGCTTTAAATGTGTTAATTGAATGAATATGACAAAACCTGTTATCTTACTAACTAATGATTCTATTTTACCTTTGTACATCCTTGGCGCACATATAGTATAACTCATTTCAACTTTAGTAGTATCAGCAAAAGGTCTTGTCATATTCTCTGCTAGTCTCCACTCTATAAGTTCATTGTTACCTAATATCTTAACGCCTTTGTATAGTACTTCTATTTTTCTACTTACTCTACTAAAACTATCATTTTTAGGAGGGTTAAATGTATCTGGTTTTTCTAATGCTTTTTCTAAACCTTGTTCTGTTTCTTTTATTTTAAATACTTGTTCATTATAAGTTTTGTATTCAAAAAATAAAACCTGTACAGTATTTTGATCATAACCATTCCAACCGTATAATTGTTCTCTTTGATAACCTCTAGTTTGTTGGATGCTTTTTAGTTCTTCTTCTGTTAGTTGAGGAAATTGTTTTGCTATTTCTGGTATAGTTAAATTTTTAACTTCACCAACGTAGTATATATCTTCAAAGTTTGGGTCTTCTGTATAAGAATATATTAAATCAGAAGGATCAACATAGTCTAATGTTACTCCGTTTGCTTTGTTCCAATTAGCTTTAGCAGCTCCGATACCTATAGTTACAAGATCATAATTAAATCTTTTTCTTATATTATCAAACCTGTTCTTTTTTAAAGTACTGTTTATTACTTCTTCTTCAGCTATTTCAATTGATTGTTTATAGCTAAGTTGCATATGTAAATCAAGTTCGTCTTCTGACTCAGGTATAGTGTTAGGATCTTCTGCATTAAATTGATTTATACCTAACGTATTTTTCATGTTTGTTAAGTATGGCTTTGCTCTCATGTCTTGCAATATAGAGTTAGCATAATCAGTTCTTTTCTTTAATGATACTGGATCTTGAGCAAAAGCTTTTATTTCATAAAGCTTATTATTCATACCGTTTGCAACTATATCTACAAACTTAGACACAACAGGAACTGGTTTCCAGTCTAAATTTAAATAAGACATATCACCATTGATAGCTAATTCGTCTTTGTATTTTTGAACTGGTTGTTCTCCTCTTGCATATAATCTTAAACTATGAAATCTATTATAAGTAGTAGCAAATCTAGTTCCGTTACCACCTTGTCTCCACCATTCGCTTTCAATAGCTTGCGCAACCTTTCTTCCATATTCTAAGGAAGATTTTTCAGCGTCTGGCACAGTTTGGCTTGGAAAGGCACTATTTGGATTTGCGTATGTATTCATTTACTTGATTATTTTAGATAATAAACCTTTATTATCATATTTCTTTATACCAATATCTACTGGTTGTCTCTTTATTCTATTTACTGGAGCATATCTACTTTTATTACAAGCCATTATAGCGAGTCCTGAACTAATAGATGCGTCAAACTTTGTTCTTCTTGTTATATCAAACTGAGCCCAATCTTCTAATGTTCTTTGAAAATAAACATCTCCATAGTTTTCTCCATCAAACCCTACAGCATTTTCAATATACGTTTCAATAGCAGCAGCGTGCGCTTGTATGATATCTTGACTAGAGTTAGGTATTCCACCAATCTCTCTTTCTGTTACTGATAATTTAGCATAAAGCTTATCAGGTCTGTTAATGCTAAATCCTCTATAACCTCTTCTTTTAAAATGATATAATAATCTAGGTTTATTATTTTCTGCTAATATTGGCATACCATAAAATATACATGCCATAAGTACATCTTCAAAAAATATTTCAGCAGTTTGTGGGCGAGCGATATACTCTAAGAAAAAATGATCAGCAGGAGCATTTTCCATACTGAACTTAGTTAACCCATGTAAAGATCCGTTAGAACCTCTACCATCTACTGTCCCTGATATATCATAACTATCACAACCAAAAGCACCCATATGCTCATTGCCTGGATATTTAATACCATTTTTAATTATAAATCTATTTTGTAAATTAATAGGAGGAGTCCACGTTATATAAAACCTACCTTGTTTGCTAGGTGAAAATATAACTCTAGTATCTTTAATACCTCTTTCCCATTGAAAATTACCTCTTGTAACTACAGAAGCAGCTGTTGCTTCTTCATTATAATCTATTTGTTGATAAATCTTAGTTAGATTAAATAAAGACATTTTAGACTCGTCTCTAAACGCATGTTTAGTTGTACGAGGAAACTGTCTATAAAATTCATTTAACCCGTCTTGATCTTCTTTTAAACCTTCTACCTCATTCTCCCAATACTCGATAACCCCGAGTCTAATTGGCGTTCCATGAGGTCCAAACACTTTCTTTTGTGGAGTGTCGAAGACAGGATAGCCGTAAGAATCAATGTATCCCTCGTAGTTCCATTCCATAGGTATGAACAAAGAATAGAGTCCTGAACGAGTTTGTCCATTGGCGTTTCTTTTTGTAACATCTGAGTCATCATATAATTTTTTAAAGTTTCTACCACCTTTATCTAAAGCGTTTGATGTTGATCCCATCATGCATTTACCTATAATTCTAGAACCTAGTCTTAATGTTGTTTTAGTAACACGCCAGTTGTTTTGTATATCATTAGGTCTTTCCCATTTACCACTTTCATCATGTACTAATAATCTTAGTTTTTCACCATCATAAGCGTTGTCACCTGTGTTTTTCCAATCAATAGTTGTATCAAGTCCAGCAAGATCTTCTGGTTTATCTGTAGATACTATAGACCTTCTTGTAAATTTAGAAGCTGGCACGCGATATGCTAGTTCTGTTTTAGGTCGATCCATACCGTCTTGTATAGGCTTGAAAAAGAAAGGATAGTTAACTGATATTGGTACTACTTTATCTGTAAACATTTTTTTAGCATCAGCACCTGACTTTGATAATATACCAAATCTAGCATCAGTAGACATTGTAGCCATGTTAACAGTTTCGCCAGAAGCCATAAATGAAAAACCAGATCGTCTATTTTTTAAATAACACATACCGTAACATCTGTCATCTGCTCTGCAAGCTTCCCAAAATATAAAAAATAATCTATTTGATTCTCTAAAATCTGGTTGGCCAACATCAATTTTTGACCATTGTAAATACATGTAGTGAGTACCAGTTATAAATATAGGTTTATCTTTGTTTATATACCAAAAACCTTCTTCACGTCTCTTAAACTCAAGATCAATATAGTCGTACCAAGTTTCTTTAAAATCATCTGGATATTCTCTCCAATCAAATACTGTTTTTATTCTACTTAATACTTTAGGATAATCAAACCTAGTCCATCTTTTTTCTTCAAACTTATAAACATTGTTTGCTAATGGTAAAGCTATTTTAAGATTTTGTATTTCATAAACTTCTCCAATTTGTCCAGTTTTAGATATAACAATCATATCATGATCATCATTATATCCATACTCCCATTTATTATACCTATTCATTCGTTTAAGAATTTTAGGTTTAATATAATCAGGTAATACTTTATATAAAGTTTGCTCGTACATTATTTAGATCTTCCTTCAGCAAAACCACGAAACGTAGTTTCTTTTTTAACTTCTTTAGGTTTTTCTTCTAGCATATTTTGTTCCTCATTAATACGATTAAGTATTTCAAAAGCGTCAAATATAGCTAGTTTTTTTGTAGCGGCAGCATTTTTAAGTCTGTCAGCTGATATATCATCATCTGAATCTACAATAGCTTCTTTAGCAACTTTTATAAGTTCTTCAACAGCTACGTGCCCAGCTAGGATTATATTCTTCTTCGTTTCCTTGGTATTCATATTTTATAATAATATCATTTGATTTCATACAATAAAGACGTTGTTCGTCTATAATAAACTCCCATTCTCTGTTAGCTTTAAAGCCTACAAGATCTCCCTCGTTAATTCCTAGCGCTTCTAATGAACTATTACCTATTTTTAGTATACCAATATGTTTTTGTTCAATATCAAGCGTTAAATTATCAATATTTTTTATAGGTTTTATAAAGCATCTTTGGCCAATTGAAAACCATTTATTATCTTTTTTATATAAATATAATTGATCTGGTTTGCAAAAATATAAATCTTCTTTAAAATATTGACCACTATTTCTTTGTTCACCACGAACATCATACCATCTTCTAAAAATATTATGATGGACCATGATTTCATCTCCAGCTTTTAATATAGTTTTAAACGCTAATGGCACTGACACAATAACAGCTTTTTTGCTGACTAACTTATGATCTTCAATACTAGTATTAACGATTAAAACTTTGTCACCAATTTTTTTCTCATTATTATATCTCTTGTTTTTAGGAGTTACAATAAAGTCATATATGCTATTCATTAATATTCTAAATCATACTCAACAGAGATAGCCATGTTAGAATTAAATTTTTTCCATGGCATTACCTCGTCTTGTTTTTTTATATAAATATTATAAGAGTTATCAGCTTCGTCTAAAGTTATGTTATTAATTGTATGACCACCATAAACTGATTGTCCTACAGAATAATGCATAGCTTCGTTTTTATAGTCCGCGCCTATACTTATCTTTCTTATAACAGAGTTCATCTTACTTTACTTCTTCAGCTTCTGCTTCTG